ATTGTTATGTTATTGCTGACTTCAGCAAAGGAACTATATAGATGAAGAAAAAACCCGAAGTTAAAACTAAAGAGTTTAAAGTATATATGCCATTTAGTGTTAAGGAAGACTCAGACGAGTCTATTCTTAAGATTAAAGGTTGGGCTAATTTCTGCGGGAATATGAGCGAGGATGGCTCTGGTGCGTTCGTTGACCACATGCACGAAGTTATTGTTCCTTCTGGATTTGACTTGAGTGTGTGGAAGAAAAACCCCCAGATTTTCTGGCAGCACGATAATCACTACCCATGTGGTAAAGGTATTAAAGCTACTAAGAAAGCAGAAGGACTTGAAGTAGAAGCTGAAGTCCACCAAAAGGCTATGCACGAAGAAGATTGGTATCGTGTTAAGTCTGGAATGGTGTCTTACTTTTCAGTCGGGTTTAGATGTAAAGCAGGTGAGTGGAAAGAGGTAAACGGTAAACAAGTTTATTTTATTACTAAAGCACTATTACTTGAAGTAAGCCTAGTGTCGATCCCTTGTAATAGCGAATCTGGGTTTTCAATTATTAAATCACTTAATGAAGATGGCTTCTACGGTGGTGAATTAGACGAATATAAAGAGCAAGAGAAACAACTAAATACAGAGGGAGAAGACGTGATGAAGATCAAACGTAAAGACCTCCTTTCTGCCGATGATGTTCAGAAACTTAAATCCCTCGGGCTTGACGAACAACTTGAAGATTTGGTTGATGTTGACCTAAAGGAATATATTGCTGGCATTGTTAAAGCAGAACTGGAAGCAATTCGTGAAGTAGAACTTAAAGCAAAACTTGAAGCAGAAGAGAAGGCAAACGCCGAGGCCGCTGAAAAAGCCAAAGCGGAAGCCGAACTGAAAGAAAAAGAAGAGGCTGACCTGAAGGCTAAAATTGACGCGGAAGTGGAAGAGTCTATTAAGTCTCTTCTCAGTAAACTTGAACTAACCCAAAAAGAAATCGCATAAGCGAACTATAAAAGGAGATTTAGAAGATGGATAAGGAAATGATTGTAGCTCTTGAGAAGAGCATTTCTGAACTGACTGGTACTCTTCAGAGCAAGATGAGCAAGTTTGACGAGACTTCCCACGAAGTTGGCGAACTTAAGGCCAAAATTGCTGACATTTTTAAAGAGCTTACTGAGCGCAAACATCAGTTTGACGTTCAGAAGGCGCTGACTGCCAACTATAGCAAAGAGAAGAAGGCTGAACTCGAAACTCGCCTTGACGAAATCGTGCTGTTTAAAGCTCTTTGTCACAACGTTGATACCAAGCAATTTGACAAGAATGCTTTTGAGCGCATGATTAAGAGTCCAGTTTACGCTGAAGCCATTAAGGCATTCGGTGATGTTTCCGCTATGCAGACGGGAGACGCTGGTACTGGTGCTGAGTTTATTCCGACTGCTTTTTCTTCTACTCTGTATGAAGAAATTTGGCTGAACCTTGAAGTTGCTCAACTGTTCGGTCGTATTCCTATGCCAGCACCTACTTACAAACTCCCCTTCTCCCCTGGGCGTATGATTGCTAAGGCCGCTGTTGAGGGTGGAACTGTTACCAAAGTTAAAGGTAAAACTGACCAGCTTACCTTTAGTGCGCAGAAAATTATGACCATTTCAGAACTTACTGACGAGATGGACCTTGACTCTATCGTGCCGATGCTTCCTTTCCTTCGTAAGCAGGTAATTGATTCTTTTGCACTTGCACAGGAAACAATGGCAATCAATGGGGATAAAGATACCAACATTTATAGCGTAGCACTTTCCGGCGAAGATTGCCGCCAACTTGTCAATGGTATTCGTGCTCACGCCATGGCTAAGGGCAAAAAGGTTGACTTTGGGGCTGCTTCTGGTTTCACTGAGGCTAATCTACGCGCTCTTCGTTCTAGTCTTGGTAAGTATGGCAAGAAGCCTTCTGACCTTGCCTACATCATGACGCTGACCGACTACTTCAAAGCACTTGCTTTTGACGGGTACCAGAAGTTGAACGAGATTGGTGGGGGCGCGGTACGACTTAATGGTGAACTAGGTAAACTTGACGGAGTGCCTATCCTTGTTACCGAACTGCTTCCTGGTGCTGGCGTTGCTACCGACGCTGCTGATGCACCCGGTGGTCTGAATGCTAGCGGTATTTGGGACGACACCGTTAAAACGAAGACAACTTGCGCTCTTGTCAACCGCAATGGGTTCCTTTTCGGTGATCGTAAGTCATTCGAACTCGAAATGTGGCGCAACCCATTAAATCAGGCCACTTCTCTGATTGGGAGCCAACGGCTTGACTTCCAGTATGTTGGTTCTGACGCTGGTGCTTTCGCCAGTATTGGTTACAACTACTAAGAAATAACTAAAGTAGTGGGGCTAAATATTTAGCCCCACTACTTGAAATTTTAATTAAAATGTGGTATACTGTTAGGAAACAATACTAACAGGAGAATATGATATTGGAAGTAAAAACTACTACAATTTACGGTTTATTCGACCCACGCGAACCAGCCCATATTAGATACGTTGGTAAAACCGTAAACTTGAAAGCGCGGATAAACGCACACAAAGGTTCAGCGTCGCGAGGTGTTAAGAATCACGTATATAACTGGGTGCGAAAACTCGCAAACGACGGCGTTAATTTTACTTATAAAGTATTAGAAGTAATTCCAGCAGGTGGCTGTTGGGAAGACAGAGAACGGTACTGGATATATTATTACAGAGAGTTAGGGCATGGGTTGACTAATATAGCTGACGGAGGTGGTGGGTGCTCTGGCTTTGTTTTGTCAGAAGAAAGAAAAGAACAAATAAAAGAGTTTATGTCAAACAGGAAACTCTCTGATGTACACAAACGTAGGATAGGCGCGGCGCATAAAGGAAAGTCGTTGGATGGAAGTCATCGTAAAAAATTAAGTGTTTCCCACAAAAACAGTGAAAAAGCAAAAGAACATGTTTATAACCTTATAAAGGCAAACAAAGGCCGGCAGTTAACAACGTCTATACAAAGTTCTACTGGATATAAGTATGTATATAAAGATGGTAGGCGTTTTTGTGTGAAAATAAAATTCGCTAATCATTGTAAATATGGCTTTGAAACTTCAATAGCCGCTCATGAGTATGTACTAGAATACCTAAAGAATTACAACTTGGAGGCAACACAAGATGCACCTAAAATGTCTTAAAGATTATAACAACCTATACTTCACGTTGACTAAAGGTCAAACTACAACCAACCGTGAAGACATCTCAGAGGAGATGAAACAGTACCTCGTCAACACCTTCCCAAATGACTTTGAGGTTATCCGAGAAGCCAAGCCTTTGGTTATCGAAAATCAAGAAGAAAAGTTGGACATTAAAACGCCAGAAGATTCGTTTGTAATTGAGACTAAGGTTGTAAAACAAGACGGTCGTAAAAAGAAGTAATAGAAGGCTAATATATGTCATTCACTAACTTAGACACCGTCTCTTTATTCTTAAATAAAGAAAGCCTAACTCCGAAACAGGAGTTACAGGTTGACATGCTTATCAACCAAATCGACGGTGTTATCCAAAATTATTGTGGCTGGGAAATGTTGGCTGCATCTTACACAGACGCTAAGTTTAGTGGAAACGGTACAGACGAGTTAGACCTTAAGTCTTACCCAATTAATACTTTAACTAAAGTAGAGATTTTTGACGGTAGTACGACTGTTGATGTAACGTCAGCAGTTGAGATTGATTCTGGTGAAGGTGTTATTTATTTTCCGTCTACAGCGGCCTCTGATGTTACTAGTTTTTTGTTAGGTAAGAACAACGTAACTGTAAGTTACAACGCTGGTTTCGGGTATAACGGGGCAAGAATACCATACGACTTAGTTATGGCAGCGACTGAACTTGTAGTTATTTATTATAATAGAATTACACAAGAGAATATAGGTATTACAAGAGAGCGTTTTGAGCAAGATGAAGTTGAGTATGATAAGACTGATATTCCTGTTGGTGTTGCTCGTAGATTAGATCGTTATCGCCGTTTCATTATTAAATAGAGGTCAAATGTCTAGGTTTGCTTACAACACAACTTTAAGGCGTCTTAAGAATAACAACGGTGTTGTTGGTAATCTACCTAGAATTTACAATGTAGATAGAAACACATATTGGTATGGGTACGCATCTGTAAATGTTGCTGCCGCTAGTCCTTTCGTTAGAACTAAAGTTCACGAAGGTAGATTTGAAGGCACAAGCGATATTACAGACGGCGACCTTATACTAGATAGGTATGACAACTCAAATTATTTGGTGATGTCTACTAAGGGTATCTATAGTGGGGGTTCAGACGGACAAACAGCCTACTTTGACGCTACTTTATATAAGGCCAACGCTGTTGCTACAATTCAGCGCCAAAATTTAGGAACTACAGATTTCTTCGGTAGAGAGTTAGAAGGATTTGAGGACGTTGCTACAAACGTCAAACTAATGACGAATCCGCAAAACTTCTCTACCGACGACCAGCGTGACCAGGTTCTACAAGAGAACAAAATTAAAGTTGTACTGCAAAGTAAAGTAGGAGTTAAACTTAAAGACCGCATTGTTACCGACTTAGGTGACACTTTAATTATTGAGAATATCGACAGGTCAAGTCTAACTAATTTGGTTATTTGCATGTGCAACTTTGATGTGAGGTAACTTTGTTTAGTATTAAGTTGAAAGCACCAGACGTTGCAAAGATTAAAAGTAAGTTAGCAAAAACAGTAGAAGCATCACAACGTAAAGGTAGTGCTTTATATAACTACAGGTTAGACATTCTGAATGAATATAAAGAAACCATAGTTAGTGCCATGGGTGAAGTTTGGGGTGCAGATGGCGGAAGTCCAAACGCTGACCCATTCTTAGGTAAGAATATAAACGTAGATTGGGCACCTCTTTCTGATAGAACAATTGGGTTAAAACGCCAACAATCTTGGAGCCTTTATATCTGGGAAGCAACAGGAGAAACAAAATCATCAGTAGAGGTTGATGGAGATTTAGGGTTTGCGGGTATTAGAAAAAAAGATGCACTTGAAAAAGCGTTGTTAGTAGAATTCGGCGGTGCTTTAAGTGAAAATGATACGCCAGAATGGAATAAAAGAGCGCTATTTACACTAGCAACACAGATTTTCAGAGATAATAGAGAACAGATAAAAAGAACAATAAAACAGAAGGTAGTTGAAACAGCACACCAGCAAGGATGGGGCCGATGAAACTAGCAAATGTGGAAGCCTCATTATTGAAATATCTGAAAGAAAATTTGACCCCTTCTGGTATTAAAGTTTTTGAATCAATTTATCTTCAAGATTTTACTAATTTTACAAAATGGGTTGTTGTTGACTCACTTTCAAATAACCTAAGAGAGCAACCAAAACAACTTTATTTCATACATTGCGCCATACAAAAAGGTGCAGCAAATAGCAACGCACTTCTCGTCGAACTTTTAGATACAGTTCACGTCTTTCTTGAAGCCGGAACTCGCATTGATATTTACGATGTAATTTCAGAAGACTTAGTGGGCGAGATGGAAATAGTAGATGTAAGGCTTAATCCTCTTGTGCAACACGCAGGAGGCGGAATGATGCGTAGTTTCGCAATTGGGATATGTTACGAAGGAAATTAAATAAATAGGAGAAATTATCATGGCATTAGGTGTTGCTTATCAAGCTAAAGTAAAAGACTCTGCTAACGTACTTGTTGGTATTGCACAAGTTCGCGTTGGTAAGCCTTCGGTTCGTGCCGCTGGCACTGCTGAAATTAAAGCTGCTCAGGCTGTTACTCAGTCTGACCTTCTTGTTGACGCCTCTGACGGCGTTAGTAAGTATGTTAAACCTCTTTCTACCGCTAATACTGGTACTGCTGTTATCACTGCTAGTGGGACCTATACTGGTGATTACGATGGTTGTTTCATTATCCGTGTTGCAGATGCCACGCACGTAGACATTATCGCCCCTAACGGGTACATCGACGTTGGTGTTCTAAATTCCGCCCTTACTGCGTATGATATGAAACTAGCAGCCGCTGTAACTTCTGGCGTTGAAGTCACCGCGACTATTACTACTCCGACTGTAAAGGATACTTACATTATCCCAGTATGGTCTGGTTCTGCTCAGAGCAAAGTACAAACTGGTATCACCAGCCCATACTCCATGTTCCGTGGTGCGGCTGAGTCGGTTGGTGGTCTTAAGTCTGCTTCTTTCGCACCTAAGATTGACGACAAAAAAGAATTGGCTTCCGGCTTCCCTGAAACTGTTGATGATACCATGATTACCAAGACTTCGGTTGGTATTTCATTCGAAGCACAAGAGTACACCAACGCTAACATGGCGCACCTTAAGAATCTTATTTCTGCGGCCATTAACGATAGTTCTACTTCTGCTCTTCCTGTAGAAGTTGTAATGCGTACTCGCGG